CACCCCTCCTTCTTAATGTATCTGATTGTCTTGTCTAATCGCTCCGCTGACAAGCCACCCTCGTCGGCTACGCCTCCTGCGGGGGCTCGGCTTCGCCTCGGGAGACAGGTGAGTTAATTATCTACATAGAACATTTTAGACATTATGTCAAAATCTATTTTTTCATCACCGTCTCGTTCGCTAGCATCACTCAATAGGAACAAATATGGTTTATATGTTTCAAGAACACCTGGAAGAATCGGGTCATCACTGGAACGGAAGTCCATTTTGAGACTTAAATTTTTGTGAGCGTTAATATAACGGAATTCTTCTACTTCATTTGCGCGAAGGTCATGAAGTCCTTGCGTAAATTTCATTGTTCCTTCAAACTTGTTAGTTATAATAAAGTTTTTGTAATTATACTTGTTAAATGGGGACGAGACGGAGTAGTTACCATCAAAATCTTCTTCTAGGACATCCTGAGGGGTTAATAAGACTGACGCATCCTTCATCCAGATAACATATAATTTATATCTAACATTTTGCAGTTTGTTAGTTACATTTTCATTTGCTGAAGCGTGGAGACGGAGTCTCATACGCAAGTTAAGACCAGTTACTTTTATATGGGACCCAATACGGGTTTTATCAGTTAGTCCTTGATTGACGGGATATTCAAGTGCTTGAACGAGAGACGAGCCACGGTTCGCAGACAGACCTAATAGAGTTTGATTAATTACTTTCTTTTCAGTATTGAGAGAGCGTTTGATGAGAGCAACATCCTTAATTACATTAGCAATATTAAGAGCGCGTTTTCCCTTCTTATTTTTGGGCACGTACCGAGCCATAGCTCCTCTTCGAGCGTAACGGACAGATTTTCGGGCAAAGCGTGTTCCTTCCTTGTAAGGCATAGTTGTATAATTATACATATACATTTTTTTCTTTATAATATTTCATCCAAGTCTTCGTCAAAAAAGTATTTACCAAAGAGACGGATTTCATCAATACGACCTAACAGTTGTTTAATATCTTCCCTGTTTTTCCAAACATCTTCGGGGTGATAGCAAGAGGTGATAATTATCTTTTTTGCTAAAAACTGGCGGGAACTTCCTTAACATTCTACGACGGAAGGCATAGCGGTCTATCAATTTTATGAATTCATCATAGGGCATAAAGGACTTTCTTATATCGTCAATGAGAACATTTTCATGTGCGTCGTAACCTTCAAACCATTTCCCTGTATTGAGACAGGTATAGCAGTCGTCGCCTAATATTTCATAAGCCTCCCTCGTCTTTCCTGAACGGCTCTCGCCGTAGAACCATTGGACAGTGGGTTTCCATTTACGGGGCTTTTCGTGATACTTGAGATAGGATTCGGCAATTCGCATTCCTTGGACACTTTGACAGTGATTAACAACTTCCCGCATTCCAGCACCAGATTGAACAATTTCTCGACACACCTCAATGTCGCTTCGCTTCCCTTGTTCTGGGAAAGTGCCCTCTTCAAAGAGGACATCTTCTTTTGAACAGTAAGTTTTGTTGTGGTTAGGTGTTCCTTTACTCGCTTCAATATGGGCCGTAGGGAATTGCTTCTTAATGGATTTAAACGATAAAGCGTTTTTAAAGTAAGCATACACTTGAAGGTGCTTTCTATCAGTAGTTGGACAGGTTTCATTTCCAATGATTAAATATTGATATTTTAAATTCTTTAACTGATTAACAGTTTCCTCGCTCCAATTATGTATAGTCATACAATACGCTCGTTTTCGCACATCCGCCATTTTATATATATGTGTCATTTTATTCTTATATCAATTTTTGACACAGAAGTTTTGACACAGAAGTCGGGGGTAATACTA